CAGGCGTTACTTGGAACACCTGATGTTTTTAAATTACAATACAGTACAAACAAGATGAACAAGTTTCATCAAATGGCTCTGAGAACAATTACTGTTGATTATGCACCCGATGGATATTGGGCAGCATATGGTGATTCTCAACCAATCTCGGTTTTAATGAACTTACAGTTTACTGAATTGAAACCAGTTTATGATGTCGATCAAGAACAATCTGGAGACGATGTAGGTTACTGATATGGCATACGATCCTAAAAGAAACGCATATTTTAGACAGTTTTCTGAGTTAGACTATCCATCTCTAGCGAATGACAGAAACTCAATCTATGATTATTCAAGAGTCAAAAACATTTTCCGTAGATCTGTAATTCGGGAAGATATTCTAGATTCCTATGTGGCATTTGAAAAATATTCAATTCAAGGTGATGAAAGACCCGACAACGTGGCAGAAACTTTTTATGGGGATTCAACTCTTGATTGGGTAGTTTTGATTACGAACAACATCATTAATGTTCGAGATGATTGGCCAATGTCAAATTCGGACTTATACAACTATTTGTCTGAAAAGTACACAGAATCACAATTATCAAACATTCATCATTATGAAACTTTGAAAATATTTGATGGTCAAGGTCGATTAATTCAACCAGAAGGATATTGGGTTGATTCTGACTATTCCGTAACTTTTCTCGATGGTGGTATATTGAAGACAGAAAGTCGAATTAAGTCTGTTTCATATCTTCAACACGAAATCGCACTGAATGACAAAAAGAGAGATATTAACATCTTAAAACAACAATACTTAGAAATCTTCTTGAGAGACAATAGTGACAATATGGAATATAAACCATCAGAACAGTATATTAGTCCAACTCTCAAAAAGACCGAAAATCCACGTATTTTATTGCCAAGATAAAAGGGTCGCCTGAGCGACCCTGTGGCTCAAAAATGGCCAGGAATTTTTTTCCCGCTATTTTTGAAATCAAAAGCTAATTTCAGTCTTCAGCAAGTCGAGCGAAGTAGGACAGGGCATCCTCTTCATCTTCATCACGGTCAACACCAGCAGCCACGGCTACAGGTTCAACAGAACGACGAGGAGTAGGATCAACAGAGTAACTATCATTATCACTCTCTTCATCCATAACTTCAGGATCTTGATACTTGGGAACACCACGAGTTCCAAGAACATAATCAAGACGCTTCTTCAGATCTTCATAAGACTTGAACTGATCAGGAGCAAGAAGTTCCGAGAGAGAATATTCTTGTTTCCAGACGGCTTCCAGAGCATCATCGTCGTCCAGAAGAGGAGAAGGGCGATCAAACTCAGAAGAGTCGTAGTTCCAATAACCAGCAACCTTCTTGATCTTCAGTTTGAAGTTAGCACCACCCCAGAAATCAAAGGGGTTGATAGGAGTTTCATCTTCAAACTCGGGTTGCATCGCTGCAGTGATCTTATCAAAGATCTTCTTACCGAACTTGAACAGGAACACTTTACCTTCATTGGCAGAGTTGTTCGGATCCTTAACAACGTAGATGTTGGCGTAGTAAGACAGTTTACGTTTCTGTTTACGAGCAACCTCTTTGTCGGAATCCAAACCAGAGTTCCAGAGTTGGGAGTTGTATTCGGACACAGGATCCTTCTGACCCAGAGTTGTCAGAGAGTTTTCAATGAACCAACCACCAGGGCCTTGAAAGGCGTGACTGTAAACTTTGGCCCAAGGCAGTTCTTCACCCTCAGGAGCGGGAAGAAAACGAATCACGGCATAACCATTACCAGCCTTGTCAACTTCAGGTTTCCAGAGACGATCATCAACGCCACCAGAACCCTTGTTCATTTTTTCCACCTGCTGCACCAGTTTTGCAGTCAGAGAACCAAGGGAGGATTGTTTTTTAAGATTTTGGAAAGACATAGGATTAAGTCAGATTTGGCTTGTGTTTTGAACACCCCTTTATGATACTAGGTATCGTCTGGGGTGTCAAGTGTTGTTTTCAGATTCTTCAGAGTTTCTCTCATATCACTAAAAACTTGTTCGACGGATGCACTCGGAGGCATTCCCAGTAAACACAATGAACTTCGCATATCTTCGACTATCGACTGTGCCTTTGGATCGTCTGACAGTTTCATCCGTAGGTACATCAGGTATTGTTTTTCTAACAACTGTTCAAGAAGTTGGAGTTGTTCTTCTTTCTCATCGTCAGTCAAAAATGTGAACCTCATAAATCCTTTTTGAAGTTCCATCTGAAGGCCTTGAATATCCTTAAGACCTTCTTGTACAAATTCTGACCGAAAAAAGTCACTCATTGTATTGCAATCCCTCTGAGAGTTGTTTTGTATTTGTCAATATCAATACTATTTAACAGGAAAGGTTTGTACTTGTCAATCTTTAGACTTATGGTTTTCCACACAAAATCATTCAGTTTTCCGTCAAACTCTTTCTTGTAGTTGACAATCGCATCCAGAATAATCAATGATTCTATGGATAGATTATTTCTTAAATGTTCTTTCACAAGAACTGGATGTTTTCCGTTTTCTGTTTCAAAGATTGAATTGAAGTTGATGTCACTCAACAGGTTTTCCATTTCCTGTCGAAACACATAACTAAGACTTTGAACTTTCTTTTGCCAAGTTTTATACTTTTCATCTCCAGTTTGAATGATCTCTCCTATCCACATCCTCTGGGGATCATCGCACTGTGAAAAGATTGCTGTGAAATAATTAACGATCTCATCGTCCTTTCGTTGACGAGACATCTTTTCAAAAAAATATCGATCCTTTCTCTTATTAAAAGAGGCGACAGACGCATTGGTCTTGCCGCCGTATTTAAAGTAATCGAAAGTGTCTTTAGTAAAATGATTTTTGAATGCTAGGTAAGTTTTATAGCAATCAAAGGCAGTCATAACGGAAGTCGAGCACGAGAAGTTTTCTTGAGAAAATTAAGTTCCATCGCTTCCCACCTCAGTTTTTCTTTCAGTGGTTTTGAAACTAATTTAGGAACTGATTCTACATCAATGTTGTTCTTCTCGCAATAATAAATGATCGCATCAATATAAGTCATCTTGTTTTCCGCAGCAATGCGTTCGATGTCTTGTGCGAAACGACTTGAACACAAGAACTTTTCTTCTAGAGCCTTGTTGATGTCATCCATTAACCACCATTCGGTTTCCAACAAATTTTTTAACATATTTCACCAGTAATTTAATGTAGTCACCTTTGTTTCTCTTATCATAAACGTGGACTTCTCCACCAGGAGTCACCATAATTGTGATAAGTTTTTTGACAGGAATGTCAGTCATTTCATAGTACATACAAGCATATGCAGCTTCTTGTACAAAGTATTGTTCAATCCATTCTTCTGGTTTGATTTTTTTAGATGTCTTGAAATCAATGATCGCAAGTTCACCTTCGTACTCTGCAATGCAATCCACACGACCAGCTAAACCAAGGTACTCTGAGTAGAGTGTACGTTCGATGGCGTGAATTGTTCCAATCTTATCAAGATATGGCTTAGCACTATGAAACATATAACGAGTCGCGGGAGGATAGTCATCCCAATTTAACTCTTTGTTTTCAAGATACGATTGAGCAACCTCGTGAAATATTGTACCTCTCGTTGTGGCTTCTTTCGTAACTCTATTAGCTTCCTGATCCCCTACACGTTGTCTCCACTCAAGAAAAACATCTCGGTTGTAGAAACTTGTGACTGAAGTGATCGAAGGCACCCAGTCGCCTGTAGGTAGTTTATATAGGCGAATTCCATCGACCTCTTTTTTCTCTAGTTCAATATCACCAAGATGATTTTCAACAATAAACATTACATACCTAAAGCAAGTTTCTTAATAATGTATTCCTTGACAAGCCCAGAACGGACAATATCATCAACACCAAATTCAACCATTTGAAATGATTCATTCATCTGTTGAATGATTTTCATAAAGTCAAGGATACCATTCTTTTCATATGTTTTCTGCAAGTCAGTTTGAGTGGCGTCACCGCAGAAAATAATCTTACAATCTTCACCAACACGGGTGATGATTGAATCCAATTCGTGAAAATTAAGGTTTTGCGATTCGTCAATCAGAAGAATCGCTCTATCAATTGTGGTGCCACGAATGAAAGAAGTTGACCAGAACTTGATGGTCTCCTGTTGTTTCAGGTTACCATACAACATTTCAAAGTCAGCATCAGTAGGCATCTCAAACATATATTTTACCATATTCTTGTATGGAATTTGGTAAAGTGACGATTTATCTTCGTGATCCCCAGGCAGAAATCCAATCTCTCGTGTAGCAACAAGAGATCGAACAATATAAACTCTCTCATAAGGTGTTCTTTCATCAAGTACATCTTTGAGAGCAAGATACAAAGCGACAAAAGTTTTACCTGTTCCAGCAGCACCAAAGGCAAAAATGTTTTTACCTTCTTTATACTTTTCGAACAATAACTTTTGATTTTCTGTAATTGGTTCGATCTTGTTTAAGAGATCTGTATTGATCGGTTTCTTTCTCTTCATTTGTTTTGTCGTCATACCAACGCCAATCGGAGAGTTTGATGTTTTTCTTGCCATTAGATTCTTTTAATACGAGAGCCAGGTGCTTTAGATGCTTTGAGAAGAACGTCATTCCAACCAGGGTTGCGATTGACAAGTTTGTCTTTCCACTCGCCAACTTCTCCTGGTGTTGCACATCCTTCAGACCAATCTCTCTTCCATTCTGGATTGTCTTGATACCATTGAGTGATTTCGTGTACGCTCATCTCAATGACTTTTTTCTCTCCAGTTTCTTTATGAACTATCGGATAAATCGCCATACGTTTCTATAAACCGTGAAAATATTTAGACCCATTCAAGGGCTTCTGAAACCGAAGGAAACTGTTCGCAGAACACTCTCTTACACTCTAGAGCAATATCCATATGTTCTTTCTGTGTTCCATTGGCCGAACGCAGATTGATATAATGAATCCAACTACGGCACGAACCAGTCATATAGATGCGTGTGGGAGTCGCCAAGGGGA